GTGCGGTTGTTTTCTGTTTAGGAAATTGGATTGGGCTTTTAAAGCCTGACCTCAATTTAACTTGGCTTTATTAGCAGATACAGTTTCTTAAATTTTTTTTTTTAGCATAACTATTTATTATTATTATTTCTCATTAATATTATTTCTATTATTTTCCTTAGTCAAAACGGGTATCGTCCCCTTTGATTGAGTTTTTTAGTTGTTGGTGCCATGTACTATTGGCCCGACGTGAAGACAGTTTTTCTTAGAAAACTAAACTTCTAACCCAGCTTAACAGGATAATCGCAAGATGTAGTAAATAATAGGAGCATAATAAGAATGGAAATGAGTTACGAAGTCACTGAGTGTTGGTATTAACCAACAACAGACTCATTCAAACACTGTCTACAATGTCTTATTACCTATTTATTTATAGTTTTGTAGCCCCCAATTAGCTGGACCAATGTGTAACATGGACAAGTGCAATCAAAAACAAAACGGACTGAGTATGGAAACTGGAATTCAAGCAACACGGATCGACAAGGGAAAAGATGATAGAGAGAAGAAGAAGAGGAAGAATAAACATCAACAGAAGAAAAGAAGTATTGGAGACAGTACAAAGCTCTACTATGTTTTATATTTAAAACATAATAGAATACAGCAAGTAGTTAGAGAGACTTTTGCAAAGGTCCCAGGAAGAGTAATCACAGCAAATAAAGGAAACACGATCATTCGCGTTTTTAAAGATCAAGATAACAAAACTAGAGATGAATTACAAAAGATAATCAAGTCTCAGTTTGCAGCCCAATCCCTTGGGAAAATGGTAGGGGCCATCAAGAACCTGTATAAGATATTATACAAGTTATCAGAGTTGAATGTACAGTTCTACGCTAGGATTGTGACATTGCTGGCGAGGCTGAATGCCTTAGTTGTAACGAAGTGTTCGGCTATAGAGTTTTTGGCTCTATTTTCGGACTTGTACTGCTTGTCCTTGGACTTTACGGCTCAAGGAATGATGGAGGATTTGATAACGTCTGCAAGTAGTAGCTTTTTACCAGCCAAGTGGATGTACTTCCTTAAGCCTTTTTTAGGCAAGAAAGTCTTGTGGAATCTTGTTGATTGGCAATCGATATTGGCAACTATGGTTGAGTGGATCATAGGTATTGGTGATAAGATGGGTTCAGGTAATAAAATGTGGATTTCTGTTAAGGATAAATTACAGAGTCTGGTACCTAGCGTGGCGCTGCAGACTTTGAAGACAGATATGAAAACTCTTCTTCGTGAGTCAAGAGATCTACAGAAGTTTTTAACCAGTGAAGAATTGATGAAACAAACGACGGATCTCTACAATTCGTGTAAAGTAGAGACGAATATTGGTTATTCTCATTTACTAGACGAGATGGTTCGAGTAGGCTCGTCGCGGAAGTTGTGGGAAGATTTTACCACACTGGCAAAAACTTGTCTGCAAGCAAAGAGTGTGTCTCGTAAAGAACCACTTCTATTGGTCTTTGAAGGATCTCCGGGGTGTTATAAATCAAGAAGCATGACGAAGTTGATAAAGACGTTAGGTAAAAGCGTTTATTCTCATGTCGTCCCATCCTCGAAAGACACAGATAAAGATTTCTATGATACGTATAGTAATCAAGAAGTTTTTTATATGGATGATGTGGGCCAGATGGGCATTGGTCAGTGGAGGAAGATGATGAATTGGGTTTCATGCGTTCCACTCCCTCTGACATGTGCTTCTGCCCACTTGAAGAATACTAAGTTTTTTACTAGTAGTTCTATTTTGTGTACCACTAATAGTTATATGACTATAGAGACAGTCTATCGAGATGATTGTATTGCTGACGTTAGCGCGTTGCACAGAAGAGGTGTAGTAGTAGATTTCTATAAAGCAGAAGGACAACCGGATGGTACCTTAAGAGGAAGTGTTTCCCTCAAGTTTTACTCTATGGCTACTCGTCAATTTCAGCGAGCGCTACCAGATAAATGGAAAACAACAGCCCACCGTAAGATTTGGCCTGATTCTCTGCCACTTAGCTATAATTGCACCCTGGATTTTTCGTGGCCAGATTTTATCGGTTGGTTGAGAGCCATATATCTGATGCTAGAGAAGTTGAAAAGCGAAGAATTCGATAGTGATGCCTTGACTAGTGAAGATTTTGAAGGTATTTATGCATCTACAGCAAAATATCTTGCGCAGAGCGACCCTGAGGATGGCGCTACAGAGGATATAACTGACATAGTTCTCAGTACTTTGGAAGAAGAAGATGATATTGAGTTTAATGCGATGTCTCAATATTTGCATCGACAAGTGGATAATTACATATTGTCCCTCTCTGGTTCTGGCAGTAGTCGAGTAGAGGCTATGCAAGAGAGATTGCAACGAGAAAAACAACGGAAAGATTTATACGATACTTATTCATGGGTGTTTATTGCTTTAGAAACAATGCGTGCTTCTTGGCAAACAGCTGCAGCATGGTTAGAGAATACCAAAGAGATACTGCTTAGTATTTTGTTAATGGTAGTCACTATCCTCTTTGGATTTCTCATTGCTTGGGGAATCGCATCAATGTGTCTCAAATGCATGACCCCAGAGCAAGTCGCGATGTGGAAGTTGAAAGAAGATCCGACATTGTTAACTACTGAAGAGTGGGGATTACTAATGAATAACAATCCGTGGTTGTGTCAGATGGACTTGCCTGTAAAGAAGAGTGTGAGTTCCCAAGAGGATTCTGTAGCTCGAGCCACAGGTAAATGTGAAGTTGTGTGGGACGACGGTACGAAGATAGCAGTATACGGTGTACGCTCTGGTAGACACGTAATAGTACCGTACCATTCTGTGTTCCAGGCTAGTCAGGTTACAATTACTCTACGTTTACCTAGTGGAGTTGTATACGATAAACTACCGTGTCAAGTAGATTTGACGTTTCCGGAACATGATTTGGCTTTGCTTCTTATACCAGACTACAATCCCGTCTCTGCCAAGGTACTACCTTTGGGAGGCACTTTCGCTAATAGTCTCATAATAGAGAATAAAATAGTAGATGTGTCTAAGATAACTGTCACCGAAAAGTATGGCACTATATATTATAATAGTGCCGTATGTCCTAGTTTCCGCTTTAAAAGTGAGGAACAGGATAGATGTGTGTATAATTTCCAACGTGAAGGTGCTTGTGGTAGTCCACTTTTATGCTCAGAAGGTGGTATTATGGGCTTTCATGTGAGTGGAAATAAAGCTAATAAGATCGGTTTTAGTAGTTTGTGGCCTCCAACAGTAATAGAGAAGATGAGAGCCCGTATCCAGGAAAAAGCAAGTGGCTTAAGAACATGTGACAAAGGTCACCATTTGGATGGGTTAAATGTGGATAGAGTAGAGACTAACTGGCGAGCTAGTAGTCCAGGAAAGTCTTCTCTGGTGAAGACGGAGTTGTACGATGAATCGCTGTGCACCAGAGTACCTAGTGATCTTACTAAGTACGGTGTTGGTACAGTAGTGGAAGTTGGGAAAAAGTCGATGAGCGATACAGGAGAGCTCTCTACAGAAGAGCTGAACTTTTGCAGAGAAGTGTTAGTAGATATTTGTAAACCATTTGATACGCTAACAGATGAGGAGGTCATTAATGGAAATTCAGTCCTTGCTGGACTCAATAAGAAATCAGCGAATGGGTATAATTACCCGCTTAAGAAGAAAGACTATGTTAACTTCGAGACGGCAGAGTTTAGAGAGTCTTTCAAGCAGGACGTAGATGAAGAGTGGAAAGAGCTACAAGCTGGCCGCCTTACTTGGGAAAAGTGGGTCTGGGTCGAGTCACTCAAAGATGAAGTTCGAAACGTGGAGAAAGAGGGAACCCCTCGAAGTTTCAGAATAGGAACTATTGTGAATCAGGTTCTAACTAAGAGAGTCTTCGGAAAGTGGGTAGAGCAAATCCAGAGCTCTCGTAGAGATAACGCCATTATGATTGGCATGAACCCGCTAAAGGAGTGGGAAAATATGTATAAGAACATAGTTGCCCACCCTACATTTGCTGGAGATATTGGGAGCTGGGATGGGAAGATGATCCCTCAATTACAGCATTTGATAGTTACAGAGCTATCCAAACTCAGCTCGGAACCTCTAGCTGCAAAAATGATTTTGGGCAATATGGTAAATACTCCTGTAGTCTTGCTCAATAAAACTGTGGTAACCACCCACTCGATGCCTTCAGGGTCTTATTTAACTGCTATTTTGAATAGCGTAATCAACAGACTATATACTGCAGCATGGTTTAAAAGATATGTGGGAGGTTCTTTATCAGATTTCAATATGGCTGTTACCGACTATGTGTATGGAGACGATAAAGTGGTGGTGGTACATAAGTTCCAGGAGCAATTAAATGCACTAACGATGAAGGAGTTTTTCTTGTCGCTAGGTATGGCGTTTACTCATAGTTTAGATAAAACTATTCAGCTCGACACACCGTTCCAAGCTCTCACAGATATAACCTTTTTGAAAAGGTCATTTGTGCTTCATCCCGATTTAGGAGTAACATGTCCTCTTGATTTAAGAACCCTGAATAATACTATTATGTACTGTGATAGTAAGAAAGATTACAAGACAGTAATGAGCGGAAAATTGAATAGTGTTTGGAGGGAACTCCATCTGCATCCCAATTACAGGTGTCTAACTACAGATTTCGTAAAGAAAGTAGAAGATGTAAGTGTGAGATGGGAGAAAATTTCAGCAAAAGCTTTATTTGAATGGGCTTTATCATTCAATACTGACTTCTTAATTAAGACATATTAGTTTTAATAAGTTGTCTCAATGTAATAATTAGGAACACTATACTCTTATTGTAGGAGTAGGTAGAAGCATAATTAAACAATATATACAAGACCACTAAGGAATTACTGGAAGTTACCTCCTTAGTCAAATACTTCCGCAAATCAAACAATTAATAAAGATAGCGATATGTCGCTAGATCTTCGCTTAGATGACGAAGATCAACAAGTAGTAATTCATGAATCAAATTATTTTTCTTCGATACGAACAAGAAATCTTTTAGAATCGGATTGCATTTACGAAAACTGGGGTCCTATTCCCTCAGGATATAAAGCATTGAAAATGGACTATGATAAGTTAATAGGAAAACCGTTTTACACAGCTCGTAATACCTGGTCCACAACTGATACCCGTTTTGCAGGTTCTAGTTTTAATATTCCTTCTGGTCTGCTTACATCAGCGTTGGCTAGAATTCCCTTTGATAGTTCTACTATGTATAGAGCTAAAATTTCTGTTGTGTTGCAATCGTCAGGCACAACTATGCATCAAGGGACAATGCTTGCTGGAGTTCTTCCTGGCTTTAGTGCGAGTACAGGGGAGTACTCTATAAATTCTTTGATGTGTGCCCCTCATGCGTTTGTGAGTCCATGTACTAATACTGCAGTGAAGATTAAAGTTCCGTTTTATGTAGCTGGTCCTCTCATATTTAGTGATTCAAGTAAAGATGTTGTGCATGCAGGTACACCGGGTGCTGATTATGCTACCTTAATTTTAATGATATTGAACCCGCTGCAAGCAGGGTCAGGCTCTACGTCTGTGTCTATTTCTATTTATACTATTTTTGAAGAAATTGAGTTTTACGCACCTCATTATAGTCCTGATTGGGTTGCTCAAGGTTTTTTGAGCAATCTGGGTAACGCAGTTACTAATGGGGCTGATGGGTTGGCTAAACTTGGAAAAACTTTTACAGGAGATATTATAGATTCATTACGTAAAGGATTCAGAAGTCTGACAGGCCTTCATAATCCGAATCAAGCTTTTGAAAACATGCGTGTGTTAAGTACACAACGCAATAATAATAATATAGTAGATGCACAAACAAATTTTGAGAAATTAGATCCTTTTTCTCAGTTTAATCGAATTGCTGATTACCCTGTATTTAATACTTTAGTTGATGAAATGGATATGTCTCACATTTTACAAAAACCACAATACATTGGATTTATAAAAGTAGAAACAGATGACAAGGTAGGAGATCTTAAGTGGGCTAGACCGATAGGTCCCTTTCAACAGCTGCTCAAAGAGAGCACTTTAGTTGAGGATGGCATTAAAGATAGACCGCTTAAGTCATGGACAGCAGTTAATCAAACGTTAGCTGCTATGGCTAAGTACTGGAGGGGTTCGATTAAAATACACATACAATCAAATATGACAGGTTTGCATTTTGCTAGATTAGCAATTGCGAGAAATTATGCTCCCTCGACAAAGGCAAGGAATAATTTCCCAGGTATGATTTCTATGGCTAATTTACCTTTTGAAATAGTTGAATTTTCTTCTGCAGGCCAAATTCATACAATCGATTTGCCCTACCTTTCTCCGATGGACAGACTTCCCACAATAACAAATTCTCCCCAAAGTCAAGGAGAGTATCAAGGAGCTTATTATATTTTTGTTGAAACTCCCGTTAGTGCGAGTGGAACTACAGCCACTTCGATAGAGTTTAATATTTATATGTCTTTTGGAGAAGATTTTCAGTTGTATGGATATTCCGACACACCTCTTAGACATATTTATCCTTATCCTGCAACGATTCAAGAAGGTGAATTCCTTGCTGAGTCAGAAGTTATTTCCTCTCCGGTTGAAAATCCTGTACTTACTGATTCACCGGAAGCAGCGACTACTGTTAGTATTGGGGATGTGAGACCAATATTTTCGATTAGAGACTGGATAAGACGGCCTATAGAAGTATATAGGGATTTCGTCACTAAGGATGAATTAGTTGCAGATAGAATGTTGTATTATGATATTGCAGAGTTAGTGGGTCAACGAGGACCCGCTTATAAACCGTCTAAGAAGAAAATTTTTGTTACTAAACCAGCATCTCGCCGAGGCACGGATCTTTCTGTTCTAGCTCGTATGTTTTTAGGATCTACGGGTGGTGTTAAACTAAAGGTTACAATCGTAGGTTCAAATGCATGTAAATTATGGTATTTGCCGCCGAAGTATGTAACAGTAAAAGAGGAAATCTTAACGACCGCAGATTCCACTAGTACAACTAACAAATGGGTGGGCCTTAAACCTCAAATTGTGAGAAATGTTGATACTGGAGATGTAACCAAGCAGATTGGTCAGTATGCAGGAACTAACCATGATATGATGATTACTGGTATAAATTCTCCACTTGTTTACAAGGTAGACGCGGTGGATTCATATGGTTACGATGAGAGAACAGGCTCTATGACAGTGGGTAGTGATCTTCCTACTTACCATAATAATGACTCAGCTACTACTCTCACAAATATGGGTACAGACACTATGAGAGCTACTATTTGTAGTTTTGATATTGCTATTCCCAATGTGTCTCCCTACCGTTGGATAGGAGACACTACGAAATTTTGTGGAGCCGGAGACCCTAGTGCTATGACCTCCGGTCAATCTAATATGGGTCATCTATGTCTCAGCGTAGGACGCGTGTCAACCACCTCCGAATCAGCATACACTATCATTATTTCAGCTGCATATGATGATGTTACCCGTTTTGGGTATCAAGTTAATGCTCCTGTAGTAACTTTTGATCCGGTGTATAATACAAATGCAGTTTCCACAGCGACTATGCAGTCTCCTTATTGTACGCCAAGTTATAGTGGATCGAATGCAGTTACGAATGACTGTAAATTTGTAGATATTAATCCGAGCTACTATAAATTTTGGTCACCTTAAATATTTATTTATTTTATAATTTAATTTTCTTAATCAATTTTGCACTTTTGTACTCTTTTTAAATTTTTAAAGGGGGACTTTTAAATATACCTAAACGCC